GAAGGATACTGCCAAGGTATAGCACATCTTGAATTTGATGTGGAAGATTTACCAAAAATGGTGCAAGAGTTAGAGAACTTAGCATTAAGCATAACCGATGTTGGGCAATCGTTTGGGCGCTGCATCGACTTTGAAATTGATAATGAAAGTGGAGCTTGCCCATCGCAATGTGATTTTTGCAAAAAGCTACCGCAATAGCGCCCTAATGTTGCCCCAACAGCTAATATAAAACATTCAAAAAATTGAACATGAGCAAATTTGAGCAATTAAGCGATTTTGAGCAAAAAAGCATTGAGAGAATGCAAGCAGCAGTCATGTCTGGAAAGCTCTCAAATGCTGGTCTTGTGCAAATAATTGAACAAGCTGGATCATTTCTAAATCTCACAACTCCAAGCCAGTATGCAAAAGACAATTCAATGTCATACAATGGTGTCAAGCATCACAGAGCCATCATCAATCTTTTTGGTTGTAGATTTGTGATTGACAACAATTAAAACATAATCATGTCTTGTGAAATAGCATACTTTCAAAACATCAACTGCTCTGTTGACACAATCACATTTGCTGAGGTTGAAACACCATCTGCTGGATATCAGATCCAGATCACCAATCCAAACACCAAAAAGTCTTGGTTTATCACAATTGATGGTGATGTCAATGAGCTTGTTGCAGCAAGCATCACAACCACATTTGATGTTGGTGTGCCTTATGAGTTTGAAATATTTGATACACTTGACTCACAGCAAAAAGGTGCTGTGTCATTCAATGCTGCTCAAATTGGAGCAACAACATATCCATTCACAAAAGGTGTTTTGACATTCAACAATGTCATTGATGGAACAACACCAACATCTGCAATCTTAACATTGAAACCATGATTGACTTTCTGATCTTTTCTCTTATCACATCACTCTGGTGTCTTGGTGTATATCGTTCAAGCTTTCCAGAGATGATTCTTGAGCCACTTGACAAGCTGTTGAGCAAGTTGCCATCATTCTTGTACAAGCCATTACTTGGATGCATATTTTGCATGGCATCAGCTCACACTGCTCTTGTTTGGCTCTTGTGGACATTCTCAGCATCAGAGCCAATTCCAGTGATTCAAATCATCATTGCAATGCCAGTTGTGAGTATTCTCAATGGCATCATTGCTCAAATAGTGCCAGAATAATGCCTTGTGTTAAGTGTGCCAATGGCAAGTGGAGACTTGGATCATCCTCTTGCAGATACAAAAGCAAATCATCATGTGAGCGATCACAAAAAGCATATAAAACAAAATCATGAATAAATTCATCAACTGGTTGTACAGCCTTGCACCAAGACAATTCAATGTTCTTGTCTATGAGACAACAATGAATCACAAAGATTGGAGAGAGCATTGCGAAGTGGCTTTTATTGATACTGATGGCACAAAATACTGGAGATACAAGCCAGACTACAAGATGCCAATTCAAAGAATGAGCTATGTTGACACCTTAAAGCTGCAATATGTTCAAGCATGGGGCGCACAAGAGCAACAGCTATTTGATCAGAGACTTGATGATCTATTTCAAGAGCTTGAGAAAGACAAAGGTCTTGGCTCATATTACAAGAAACTTGCAAATCTCAAGTCATTGCTTGATGAAAAAAGAATGAGAGAGAGTCACATCATTCAAACAGACATCTTGATTGAGATGGTTGCTTGCTTGTTGATCAGAGATGATGAGAATCCAACAGAAGTGAATGAAAAAGTCTTGGCTCAGAAAGTAGAAACTTTCAAAAAAAAAGTCAATTTCAGCTTTCTCAAACAGATGCATATCTTGGAATGGATGGGCTTGTCACATCTTACAGAAAAAGAATTTTCTCAGCTTTGGGATCTGAGCCAAAAGCATCTGAGTCAGAAAATAAACAGATTGAACTCTATCACCAAAGAGTGATTTTTGACAAGCTGCAAGGTGAGAGATCAAATCTCTGGGCATTGGCTGATCAAGACATTGCAAAATTTGATTTAATTTTGAGACAATCTGTTGAACAAGTCACTGAGTTGATCATGTTCAAAATCAAAGAATCAAAAAAGCAATCAAATGGCTGATGATGTAATACTGGCAAAATATAGACTTGAGCTTGATGGATTCAAGAAAGACATTGATGAAATCAATCAAAAGTTTGACAAGACTCAGAAAGATACAACTCAAAGAGCTGACAGAATTGGAAAGTCATTTGAAAAAGTAGGTGGCATGATTGCTGGTGCATTTGCTGTTGATCAGCTTGTGCAATTTGGCAAAGAGATCATCAGAGTGACTGGTGAGTTTCAAAAGTTTGAAGCTGTTCTCACAAACACTCTTGGATCAAATAGTGCTGCACAACTGGCAATGGCTGAGATTGTGCAATTTGCAGCCACAACACCATTTCAAGTTGCAGAGCTGACTGATGCTTTTGTCAAGCTTGCAAATCAAGGTTTCAGACCAACACAAGATGAAATGAGAAAGCTTGGTGATGTTGCTGCATCAACTGGCAAGTCTTTTGATCAGCTAACTGAGGCAATAATTGATGCACAAGTTGGTGAGTTTGAAAGACTCAAAGAGTTTGGCATCAGAGCCCAAAAGCAAGGAGATCAAGTCACATTCACATTCAAAGAGGTTGAGACACAAGTTGATTTCACTGCTGACTCTATCAGAGAATATGTGTTGAGTCTTGGTGAGCTTGAAGGTGTGTCTGGAGCAACAGATGCAATTGCAAAGACTCTCACTGGTCAGATTTCAATGCTGAAAGACAGTGTTGATCTTTTAATGGTCAGCATTGGCAATGGCACATCTGGAGCTTTGGTGGATTTCATTCAATCACTAAATGAGATTGTCACTGACACAAGACAGATCATTGAGTTGAATGATGGATGGTGGAAATCAGCATTGAGAGTGGTGTTGAAAATCAATCCAGCACTGAGTGATGCTGCTGATTTGCTTGATGAGACTGTTGAAAAACAAATTGAACTCAACAATGAGCTTGAAAGATCAGAGCTTGCAGCACAAGCATCAGCAGAGGCAATGGATGAGTTGAGTGATGCAATAAAAAACACAGCTCTTGACATGGATCTCTTGGCAGAGACTTTCACTGATACTGATGATTCAATTGGCTCATTGGCTGAACAGATAAAACTCACCAAAGAATTTCAAAAGAATTTCAATGAGGAGTCTGAGAGATATGCTGAATTACAAATCAAGATATGGCAACTTGAGCAACAAAGAGCTGACAATCTTGATTCAATAAGAGAGAAATATGATGCAATGATGCGTTCTCAAGGAGAGTTGATTGATGAACAGATCACAACTGTTGAAACTGCAACAATAAAAACAACAGAAAACATGGCAAAAGTGACCAGAGATGCAGTTCAAGTCACTATTGATGCAGATGAGAATGCAAGAATTGCTGCAATGAACTCACAAGATAGATTCAATGATGTGCTTGAGGAATATGAGAGACAAGCATCAATCACAGCATCATCATTCAATGCTCTTGGTGTCATTCTCAACTCATTCAACAACAACTCAAAAGCAATGGCTCTCTTTCAGATTGGCATTGGTCAAGCTGAGGCAATTGCCAACTTTCTTGTTGCGACATCAAAAGGTGCAAGAAAGGATGCTGAACAAGGAAATGCAGCAGCAATTGCATCAACACTTGGCGCAATTGCAACATTCACAGCCATCACAATTTCAAACATCTCACAAGCAAGAAAAATTGCTCAGTCAGAAGATGTGCCAAGATTTTATCAAGGTACAGAATACTTGACTGGTGCAAGAGGCAAAGATCAGATTCCAGTGCTTGCCAACTATGGTGAGAGAATCATTCCAACACTTGACAATGCAAGAATTGGCAGAGACCTCAGCAACAAAGAGCTTGTTGATGCTGCATTGATTTACAAAGCATTGAGAAAAGCTGGTGGATCTGGTGTGCCAATTGACTATGGTCAGCTTGCAAAGATTGAGAGAAAAGGTGTGATGACTATTGTCAACAAGCTTGATGAGCTGAAAGCCAAGCCAAAATATAAAACAGCAACATTGCAATGATATACAGATTCACTTTTGACCCAGATGGCTCACCACAAGTTGTTGATGATCCGATCAATTGGAATGACTCAGAGCTGTCAATTGAGAGAGACAATGATATCAAAGGAATATTTTATCAATACACAGCCAATCTTGAGTGGGTTGGCTCTGCTTATTCATACATTGATGCACTTGACACTGCATCTGATTGCTGGGAGTTTGATGTGCTGATTGAGTTCAAAGTCAATCCAGATGATGCATTTCAAACACTTTTCAATGGTCGCATTTACAGCTATGATGTAGAGTTTGACTTGCAAAAGCAGATTGCAAAATGCAAGATTGTTGATCAGAATTTGACTCAGATCATACTTGATAGGCAAGATATCTCAGTCAACTCTGGTGCAACAAAGTCTCTTGATGGCACTGCAATCACTGGTCTTGTGCCAACAGAAGTATCACTCAACTCAGTCAAGATTGATTTCAGCTCATCTGGCACAGTAAAAATGTACTTTGTGAGTGATATTTTCAGTCATATGATTTCATACATCACCAACAATCAAGTTGTGTTTGAAAGTGATTGGTTTGAAAGTGATGACAATCAAGTTGCAATTTGGAACATTCAGCCTGGTGGCATTGGTGTCTCATTCACCATCACAATTGTGAGTGAGATTGGCACTTTTACAGCAACTCAAGCATTCAATACATCAAATGAAAGAACAATTGTGTCAACATTTGCTGAGATTGCAAGAAATAGCTCTGTGACTGGCTTTGAGTTTGATATGGGCGCACCATTTCAGCTTGTGATCAATGGCGCAAATGATTATGATATTTATTCAGCATTTGATATCATCTCAGTGACAACTGTTGGTGGCACATCAAACACAACATCAAAAGTTCAAGATACAACTCAAGGAATGAGCAACTTGATGATGATCAAAGGAAATGCATTTAGATTCAACTATGCTGGCACTGACATCACAGCAACCATCTCAAACAAGCTCTCAATTCTCACAAGAGAAATGAACAGATTGTTTGACATGACTTTCAAAATATTTGATGATGGTGGTCAGCCAACAATGAAGCTTGAGAAAACAGAAACATTTTTTGATCAAGCCTCAGCAGCATCTGTGACAATCACTGGTGTGAGAAATATCTCCGTCAAGAGAAACAATGATTTCAAGCTCAACTCAATCAATCATCAAGATGGTGCTGATGATTACAAGTCAGACACAGCATCTTATTCATCAAGTTTCAGAGATTATTTTGTGGCTGATTTGAATACGACATTGCCAAAAGGCTATCAAACAACAGAACAATGTGGTCAAGGCTCATTCAATGCTCAAAACGAATTTATCACCAGCAATCAAGCAATTGACTCATTGCAAGAGAATGAGACTGACTTTGATCAAGACACAATCTTGATTGACACTTTTGATGACTCTGGCACTCAGAGAGCAAAAGAATATCCAATCACACCATCTCTTGTTGCCAACTTATTGATCACAGCTTTCAAGACATTCAATGCTTTTCTTGGCACTCTCTGGAGACAAAAATATTGGATGACCAGCACTGG